GTTCGATACGACTGAACATTTTGCGATATTGTTCCAGTAGATCACTAACTGGAGTTGTGACACAAAAGATATTTTCGTTTTTGATAGAAATACCTTTATCAAACTCTTCAGTGTAAGCAAGATATGGTGCAAAACCAACACCACCTTGGTCACTAGCATTACGTGGTGGAACCGCTATCACTTGTACTGGATTCTTTACGAGAAAATCGAGATCATCTTCTTCAACAATTTCTGCGATGATCGTTTGTTGTGTATTGAAAGTAATTAGTTTAATATTACTCATGCTGCTACCCTCATTGAAGTTTCAAGGACATCAAGTGTCACCCATTTTTTAGGAAACAACATCTCACGACCACGGAAGTCGGCAATGTCATACGTAGGATCGTCAACAAGACCGATCAATTCAACCTTATTGTCGAATTCGCGCAGTACAACATCATATTTGTATGCTTTAGGATATTTTGGATTTGTTTCTGCGATTTGTTTTGCGACTTTTGTAGTTGAACTCATGCAAACTCCTTATAAATCATCATTTTTAAAATTATAATAAATTTTTCACTCTGTGTCAAGTTTATATACTTCAACACCACATTTTTTTAAAAATTCAGCACCACTATTTGAACTTGAATAAGCGTTTTTATAGTATACCTCTTTGATTCCTGCTTGATGTATGATTTTAGCACAATTTAAGCAAGGTTCATGCGTAACAAATAATGATGCGCCATCTGAAGAATTGGTAGAACGTGCAACCTTTGCCAAAGCATTGGTTTCTGCATGAAGAACTTCACGCTTAGTTATTTTTCTTGACCAACCATGAGCAAGTTCGATAAAACCATTTTGTAGCATCCATTCATCAGTTGCGTGACATTCTTCTTTGAGGACATATTCAATATCTTCACAGACATTATCCCAACCTGATGGCATACCATTATAACCGATTCCGATGATGGTGTTGTCTTTTACCACCACACAACCGACATGGAGTCTAGTTGCCGATGATAATTCTGCATATACTTCAGCAGCCTTCATATGTGCTTCAATAAATTTAGTTTTCATATTATAAAGTAAGTACTCACTTCACGTATAGCTTTTTGGGCGATTTCTTCCGAGACTATTCCAAAATCACTAATGGCACATGGATTGGAGCACAAGCATTCATCGCAATGAAAAATGGCAGGAACCGTTCACCTATGAAGCCAGGATACCGCCAAGGCAGTGGTTCAGATGTCGTTTGTTGTGTTGGGTATGCGGTCTTAGCATACGTCCAGATGTACTCATAGATTTCGAACAACTCACTGACATACTTTTTAAATAATTGCTTACGCATGATGTAGCAAGTCTCAAAACTTATTTTGTTACCATCGAACCAGTCTAGTTTGTCACGATAATCTGGCATCAAATCGGTGATTGCTTTCTCAAACAATTCCCAATACTCTGGAGGTTGTGACTGTAGATACTGTTCTTTGATTGAGCATGGTAATTGAGTTTGAATGTTGGTGATGACATCATGCTTTTCGAGCATGTGTAGTGCCGCATTTTTCATTCGGTCTGATGACAGATAGTCAGCATTTATTTGATTCGCTGCCATACCAATCTTTGGTGCTGGTTGTGTAATATCATCAAGCAATAAGTATCGACGATATGTTGTACAACCAATATAGTCTGCTTTACCATACTTCCACAACCAATACTCGGATGCTTGTTGACCCATAGCTTTTAAGAATTCGAGTTCGGATACTTTGGAATAGTGGTGTTGATACTCTTGAATTCGATTTTGTTCACGTGAAGTATTAATCCACACACCCTCTTTACTTGGTGGATAATATTCATATGCACCAGTGCCGCCAGCAAATGCTGCTCTCATCCATGATGAGTTATGATTAAATGGAAAGTCCTTGTGAAAGTGACTTACCATTAATAAATCATTCACTGGACTGCTCCTTCTTCTTCTTGAACTCAAGCTTCGGTGCGATGATTGCTGATATCATCGCATCACGATAAATGCTCTTTTGTTCAGGTTCCATATTAGCCAAGATGACCTTCAATGGTTTACTCATTTTAAAATTTGAATTAGGTTTCATTACCATGCCCAAGAAACAAATGAGTATCTGGTACCTTCAGTTACCAGTTTAACCTCATGTGGATATAAAAAGTTTGAAGGAAATATCATAATCTCACCTGCTTTTAATTCGACAACCTTTTCATCCCAAAATACAAGTTCACCACCTTTATAATCATTGTTCAAAGAACCAAGAATACTTAGTGTGGGTATACCTTTGCGTTGACCATCAAACATGGAATGAATGTGATCACAATGGAGTTTCATTTGAGTGTCGGTGTGATATCGATTGAATCGAACTTCTGAATAGCCATTCCAACTAATAAACCACCCCTTCATATCCAATTCTACTATATACTTTTTCAGAGTGTTCCATATCTCTTTCATAATTAAATCTTTTGTTTCAATCTGAGAATACGCTACTGAAAGTTCATGTTCATAAGAATGATATGTACCCTCAGTCGAATTGTAGAATTGATGCGTCTTGAATTCATTATCTTTTTCTTCCAGTGCCTTGACTGTTTTGATACAATCTTCCTCAGAAAGTACCTGATAAACTTTAAGATATTTTTCTATATTTCTTTCCATAATATATCCTTTAATAAGTGGGGCATGAAGCCCCACTCTTTATGATGCTAGATTGTCAGCGTATGTTGAACGATCTAAATGTCTTTGCTGTTCTTGTAGAAGTTCAGGTTTACTTTCACTTCTATAAAAACCTACACGATTCAGATAAAATTCGTTGCCAATTTCAATCTTACGTGGTTTCTTGTGTTCTGGAACTACATTCTCAAGTCCCACACGTAGAATACCATCTTCGATTTCAGCACCCTTAACTTCAATAGTGTCTGCAATGGTGATTACTTTGGTGAAAGAACGAGTACCGATACCACGATGTAGATATGTCGAATCGTCTTTGTCTTTCTTCTCACCTTTGATTGTCAAGTTGCCTTCTTGTACTTGAATATCAATTTCATCTTTTGCAAAACCTGCAACAGCAAGTTCTACAACATACTTATTATCATCTGCTTTGATAATATTGTGTGGTGGGAAAGTTGATGGTTTGATTTCACTATCAAGAATTTTCTCAACATCACGAATAAAGTTTTCAAAGCCAAGTGTTTGATGGAACAGAGGTCCAAATGAAATACGTGTCATACATTTCTCCTATTAAGCAAGTTAAATTACGTGACCCCGAAGGCATCACGACTTACTTGCCAATCTCAAACGCTGCGCGATTGACAAGGTAAGTTCTTTGAGGATTTGATTGAGTGAAGACCCGAACAAATTCGTTGGAGCCTTCTCTAATCACATCATCGTAATCTCTAGTAAATACTTCCTCTTTGGTATACTTGTTTATAAGTTTGACCAAATTGTTTTTCACCTTGTGCATGATCATTCACCATTTTAGTAATCGTTTTTCTTTTTACCAATATTATATTTAGCAATCAATTCCCACTCATCCTTTTCTTTAAAAGCAATGATTTTGATTTGGTGAATTGGTGCCATGTTATGTTCTACTATATCATAGTTGATAATCTTTAACAAGCCCCACTCTTCCAATAGATTAGCAATAGCATTACGTCTTTGGATATCATTTTCGGTAATCGTAGATGGTTTACCGTCTAATGCAAATAGTTCTTTAAAATGTGTGATGTAATACTTACCCTGCTTATGCAGGATATGGCAAGACTGATACAATACCTTTTCTTTCCTAGAAGAAACACCAATCCGTGTTAGCGTTTCCCTGACCTTCAAGAAGTCATCCTGCTCCACCAGAGTGACTTCAACAAATTTCGATAAATCAACCATATCATTTTCCTAACCCACCCGTTAAGGTCTGTTCTTTTAATTGTTGGATTTGTTCTTTGGTTAGTAGGCGCAAGGCTTCAAGTGCCTTGGTATCGGAGAATCCATAGACCAGCTTCACACATTCTATATCATCATTTTCTTCCGACTTTTCCCACTTCGCATAGGGTCTTTTCATAGACCTAATGGTATTTAGCAAAAAGTCATTCTGTAACT